GGCGATGGAGATCATGGCGTTGGCGTTGGTGAATCCCTGGGGTTTGCCCGCCCCGTCGCCCTCGAATATCGCGTCCTCGACCTTGAACCGCAGTTCTTCGGCGAAACCGTCCACAAAGATTACGGTCATGGTCGATGCGTGGGCCAGAAGTTCCTCGGTTGCGTACCCCAAGGCCGCTACTTTTTTCAGTTCCAATGCCAGTTGCGCGAAGGTGGGATTGGTTGCCGTGGGAGCAACCCCCTCCGCTACCCAGTAGCCACGGATGCCACCCAGCCGGGAACCGTCCGCCCTGGAACTTTCGTCAATCATTGGGAGCTTGATACCATTGGCGTCGGCATCCAGGGGTATCCGCCGGACCATGCTCAATAAGTTGCCAACGTCGTGCATCTTCCGCAGAATCTCGGAAGCGAAGTCGGTCTGCACTAGGAACCCGCCGTCAGAGTCGATGGCGATCCCGGCGCCTTGGGCGGCAGCCTGGAAGTATTGCTCGTGGAAGTTCACCACGGACACCAGCTTTTCGCGGGCTTCCACATTGCCGGCGGCAGCGTCAGCCATGGCCTGTAGCTGGTGACCGAAGGTGGCAAAAGGCCCGCCGCTGGGAGTATTGGGCCGGGTGTAAATCGCGCCCCTGCCCACGGGCTCCGGTTCGGGCTTGGGATCCGGCTGGGCCGGGCTGACGTTGCGCTCCAAGTCCCGCATGGCTTCAACTCTGGTGATGTCCTCGGTCAGCTTCTCAACCTGGACGTGGATCGCGTCATCCCGTTCTTTTTCTTCATCGGTAAGGCCCCGATCTCCATCGGGGCGAGTGGCGGCAGATTCAAACACCGCCTTGGCTTCGGCAATGAGATCAGCGCGTTCCTGAACCAGAGCACGGTAGTTGTAAGTATCTACTGCGTTGGGCATTCGTTATCTCCTTTTAGAGTTTGCCCGACACGCAAAAAAGCCGCCGGGCTGACCTCGAATCTTCGAGGCTGTGCCTGGCGGCTTTGTAAGTTCTAAGGAACTGACTGGACCGCGCATCCGTGGCTTCTACCGCCAAAAGGCGGCTGCCACCACAGACCTTATGTTGCTATATCGTAATACGCTATATTGAGGATTGTCAATCCCCGGCTACCAGCCGTTGTAATGCCAGCCTCCGTTCCCGCCGGTCTGTATCTCCAGCATCAGAGATGGGTGTCAACCAAGAATCATTGAGGCTGGTAATGTCAGCTTCGGACACATCAAAGGTAGAGATCGCAAGATTGCCATCATATTCCGCCCGAACACCACCACGTCCAGAGGCCCGGCCAATGGCCACGTCCAGCGTTCCAACCCGGTCCGCCATCCCCAGCTTCACCGCCTCCACCGCCCCAACCATGGAGCCTTCGCCAAAACCGTTACGAACTGTGGACGGGGTCACTCCCCGGCCTTTAGCCACCGCCCCAACAAAGGTAGCATAATATGTGTCTACCCGCCCCTGGAGGTCCGCCCTAGCTTCTTCCGACAGCGGTTCAAAGGGATTCCCGTCCAGCTTCTTCTTCCCGGCGCTAATCAAGGTGACCTTTTGGCCAACCATCTCCAGTTGGGCCGAAAGGTCCGTATGCCCGGTCAAGACTCCGATGGACCCAACTTCCCCCCCAGGCGTCACCACAATGTCATCTACCGCCGACGCTATCCAGTAGGCCGCCGACGCCGCCATGCTGTTGACCATTGCCACGATGGGCTTCTCACCCCGTGCGTTCAAGACGGTCTGCCAAAGCTCATGGACACCAAAGACGGAGCCCCCAGGGGAGTCAATGTCCAGCACGATACCGCTGATAGCCGGGTCCGCGATGGCTTCCCGAAACATCTTCCCGAATAGCTCCGTTGATGTCCCGCCCGACATTGCGGACATCATGTTCATGCGCTGGGAGATAACCCCATGTAGCGGCAACACAGCTACCGCCCCACGGTTATTCCGCGCCTGGGGATGGCTGACCGCTGACCAGTCAGCCCCAATGCGCTCTCGTATTTCATCTTCGGTTAATACCCCACCGTTGGCCCGGAAAGCTATCAGGTCCAGAATGGTGGCGTATGTCCCTGGAAGAATTGCCCAGGGTTGGTTATAGACCAGGTTGACTACGTTCTTGTACTTCATCAATCCCCCACCATCAAGCTAACTAGCTTCTCTTTCCTATCCTGCTCCCACCCATCAACAGCCCCGGCACCGATGGCTAGAAGCTCGTCTCGTTGCGCCAAGGTATAGGTGAGCGCCACGTGCGGCTTCAGTTTGCAGACTTCCATCAAGTCCGCTCGGAATCCGTCGTAAAACTCGGTCAGCCAAACGGCCCAGCCTGCGGGGTCACCGGCGTACTTCTCGGCAGCCCTTTGTATGGATGCCGACTCTTTCCGCGCCATCCGGGCCGCTGTGTCCCTCGCCAGCGCCAGCGCCAGCGCATTGCTTCGTTGTCCTTGCTGCATATTGAGTGGTGTCAAGGGATCATCCAACCCAGGCAGCGGATTAAGATTTTCAAGCCTGCGGACTTCATTTCGGGTGTACACACCACGGTCAATCATTGTGGCGTAAAAGCTGGACCTGGTCGCCGGGTCACCGCGTAGCAGACCTTCCAGCACAAACTCCGCAAAGAATCGGTCTTTGTTGATTATCAAGTCCTGGCTGATTTCCTGCTCCCACCGGATAAGCCACGGCTGCATGGTGAACTGAACAAATCCCAAGGTTAGCTGCGTGATACCCGTGCCCCACGATGTGCTTTTTTCGGTGTGCTGCAAGAGGGACAAGGGTACCCCAAACCAGGACGCTATTTCCTCTACCTGGAAGGCCCGCGTTTCGAGTTGCTGGGCGTCCTCGTTGGTTAGCCCCAGTGCCTGCCATTCCAGGCCGTCCTCGAGAATGGCGATGTTCTGGGAACCCGCCAATCCCCCGTGTCTCTCTTTCCAATCCGTCCGTAGCCGCTCGTGCCCCTCCGGACTCAGATGCCCCGGCGTTTTCAGCACGCCAGCCGGTCTCTGCCCCTCCGAGTAAAACCGGTTGGCGTAGTTCTGCACCGCCGCCGCCAGGCCAAAGCTATCCTTGGCCAGCGTTACCAAGCTCAATCCCTGCACTCCATCATCTGATAGTGTCGATAGATGAAACACTTCATCTTGCAATAATATTTCTGTTATGCCAGACAGAGGCCGGTATTCGTATTGAATCCCGCCGTTGTCTGCAAGGCGTGGTGTTACGCGCTCCGGGTGCAGGGGTACAAGCTGGTCCGCGAATCCTCGGGAGCCTGGTACGATTCGAGCGTAAGCGTTACCGCGAAGCACGACATGGCCCATCAACATCTCGCGGAACTGGAAGGAACTCTGCCGCACGTTGGGCCGGGAATGAAGTACGTCAAACAAGGGATGGCTGCTTGCCCGTTCCTTGCCGCCGTTGGGTAATCGCTGGTAGACCACAAGAGGCAGCATGGCTAGGGTTTGGGAGATTATGCGGACACAGGCGAAAACCGTGGAAACCGCCAGCGCCGTCTCCGGGTTGATCCTGACACCCGACGCTGAAGCCGGCCCTATGTCCCGATACCAAAAATCTTCCAGCGGCCCAAAGGTTGCCGCCTTCGGTTCAAGGAACTGCGTTACAATCCCCACTTTACCGCCGCCTCCCCCGTATCAGTCCAGGTCCCCACCGCCGCCATACAGCCCATCCCACGAACCCGCCACCAGGCAAAATCAGGGCCAATGGCAAATAGATCATGCCCAACCCAACAATCAATGCCAGCACAGATATAGCCAGCAGCACGTCCTCCAAGTCTATCATATTGACAATAGCCCGCGTTCATCATACACGCTGCCTGGGTCCGCGCCTCCCGCTGCCCGGCTCAACGCAATCACCAGCGCGATAATGCCGTCAATGCGCTCAGTACTCTTAGCCTTGGATGGCTTGATGTTGCCCGCTGGGTCTTGTTCCACCACCACGTTGGCCGCGCACCAGGTCAGCACCGGGTTGCCACCGTGGGATAGCCGCCGGGAGACAACCAGTTTCTCCAGTTCCTTGCTAGGCGCGGTCAGACTCGCATACCCCTGCCGGACTTCCACCATGTTTGCCCCATCTTCCATCAAGTCGTTGACAAGGCCCGTGGCGTTCCAGGGGTCAAAGCCTATATCCCCGATGCGGTATAGGGAACTCAGTTCGTTGATCTTCTCCCGAATAAAACTGTAATCAATCACGTTCCCTTCGGTCGCCTCAATGAATCCCTGCCGTACCCACACATCGTAGGGAACCCGGTCCCGCCGACCCCTTAAGGCAATGTTCTCTTCCGGCACCCAGAAGTAAGCCTGCGTCGTATATCCGTCCTCCCGTGGAAATACCAGGACCAGCGAAGATAGGTCTGTCGTGGTGGATAGGTCCAGCCCACCCCAGCACACCTGGCCTTCCAATGCGGCTGGGTCCACGGGTCCCCCACATTCATCCCACGCCCCCATGTCCAGCCAGCGCGATGAACTTTCGGTCCATTGATTCAGATGCAAGCGCCTAAACGTGTTGACGTAACCCGGTGTTTCCTTGGCCCGGTTGCTTTCAGCTTCCAGGTAATCCCGTGATATCGTGATGCCCAGACTTGGGTTGGCACCCTGCCATATCGCCGGGTCTGACCAGTCGGCGTCATCCGGCGCCCCGAATATCACGGGCAAGAACTCCGGATCGTCAATGATGCCGTCCTGAACCTTCTCCGCATAGTCATGAATTTCGTAACAGATGGATTGTTTATCAAACCCCGCCGTGGTGATGGCGAAGGTCAACGGCTGCCGCCGGGAGCCCGTCGATGTTGTCAATACATCCCACAAGTCCCGGTTCGGTTGGGTGTGCAGTTCGTCGAAGATAATTCCGTGAGCGTTCAACCCGTGCTTGGTTTTCACGTCTGAGGATAGTACCTTGTAGCTGGACCGGGTGTTTTCAACCACGATGGACCGCCGGTATGTCTCCGATTGTCCGAATAACTCCGGTGCTTCTTCCACCATGCTGCTGGCGGCCTCAAACACAATCGCTGCCTGGTCCCGGTCTGCCGCCGCCGAGTAGATTTCCGCCCCTGGCTCCCCGTCAGAGAATAATAGATAAAGCCCCACGCCAGCGGCAAGTTGTGACTTCCCATTCTTCCTCGGTACGGCTATATAGGCCCGTCGGTATCGCCGCAATCCATCCGGGCGCTTCCAGCCAAATAGGGGCCGAATAACGTCGTTGGCTTGCCAAGGTAGTAGCTCGAACCGCTGCCCAGCGTGTTCCCCCTTGGTATGCCGCAGGAACCGAGGGAAGAACTTGACGGCCCGCTCCGCCGCCTTCTCGTCGTACCAATAGCCGGTTTTAGTTGCGGTGACCATTCTCTAAAGTCTCTTCGTCGGGTTCCAACAAAGATGCCTTAATGGTCGTGGCCCCGTAGCATCGCCTACACTGGTCGCCGTAACCCCACATCTTGCCCGTTCCATTGCAGCCGGGACACTGGACCATCGGGTCCTCGTCAGCTTCCTCGGCTTCGGCGGCAAGCCGCGCCCGCCAACCGAGGGCAAAGGCCCGGTTTTCCGCGGCTACAGCTACCATGCGCTGGCGTTCTTTCCCGGTATAACCGACTCCAGCCTCGTCGATTTCCTCTGGTGTTATTCTGTCATCGTCGGGCATCTGAGAGGATTCAGTTGTCATCGCCACGCCTCATTTTGGTTTCATTCTTAGTTGCGGTGGTCATTGAACCAGTCTTCCTGCTCCACCACGGCTGGCCCCTTCTTCTCAACTTTCACCCGAGACCGGCTGGATGGGGTAATGCCAAACTCGTTCATCCACGCCCTCATTTGTTGGAGACAACTTTCGGCGATGCGTAGGTAGGGCGACGGGAATAACTGCCCCTCTCGGGACAACATGACGCCGTAATTGACCAGGTTCGCCTCAGCATCTTGCCACCGCGCATAAGTAGTGCAGTAGGCTTCTAGCGCGTGTAGGTCAGCTTCCGTCAGTATCCCCATTTCCGCTAACAAGCCCCCAACCTTCCCCCACGTCTTGCGGGCCTCTCCTATGATGTGCTTCGGGCATCGGGGCACCTTCGCCAACGCGGGCAAAGTGGGCTCGTTGGGGTTGTGCTGGTCAGCGCGGAAGGTCCCGGCCAGTTCCTTCATGGCTTTTGGCTTCGCTTTCCGGCCGCTTTTCCCTTTAACGCCTGACATTATTTTACCGACCTCGGTTCTAAACCCATGCCGGACATCCGCTCCAGCGTCACCGCGACATACTTGGGTTCGATCTCCATCCCGTAGCAGATGCGACCCAGTTGCTCGGCGGCGACCATCGTCGTCCCGGAGCCGAGGAATGGGTCGAAAATATCCCCGGTCGCATAATTTGTAAGACACCAAACAAGGAGGCCCAGCGGCTTGCTAGTTGGATGTCCATCAAAAGGCTGTCTTGAATTTTCGTAACATTTACTCGGTTTATCGAATGTCGTCCAGGCCAACTCCACATCACTCAAAGTCGGCAGATATGGTTTCTTCCAAATTAACCAGCATCGGGATGGCTTCATGTAGTAATGATTGCCGCCCCAGATAATGGCGTTGCTTGTATAGCTTTGCAGATTGTCGAGTGTTTCTTGAGGTACAACGTAATCCCATTCATCCATATCACTCTGGCGATATGCCAAGCCCCAAGTACCACCCGCCATCCTTTTGTTGAGACCATAAGGTGGGTCAGTCATCATTAGCGCTGGACGCTCTAGCAATAACAAGGTTTCAATATCGACTTGTTCCCTCGCGTCCCCGCACATCAGCCGATGGCGTCCGACCTCCCAGACCTGGCCCCGCTCGGTCTGCCACTTCTCCCGCAACTCGTCGGCCCGGTCGATCTGTGGGCCTGGGTCTTCCACCGGCTCATGTAGGTCCGGCATCGGGAGCCGCTCCCCGTT